CAATATCAGATGCTGGATTAGCTGCAGTACCACCCATAAGTTGTATTGCTCCATGGAAAGCAGAAACTGCTGATCCCGGTAAAACGAATGTCACTGTTTTACCACCACCAACTGCAGTAGTTACAATAAATTCATACCAAAGTCCTACATTACCTGTACTAAGTGCTGGCATATTAACTACAATATCACCAGTTCCATTTATAGTAAAGATAGTTCCACTTTGTGCTGCAGTTAAAGTATCTGTAACAGCACTTCCAGTATTAAAAGTAGAGTTATCTACTGCTGTACGAATATTTGCTTGACCAGTAAGTTTTAAAGTACCAGTACCAGATACATTACCACTAGAATCTACAGTGAAATTATCAGTTGCGGCTCCAGCTGCATCCAAGGTTATTTGTTTAAACCCATTTTCAGATCTAACGGAACCATTAAAAGTTGTGTTAGCCATGTTTTCCTCCTGTCTTGGCTACTGTCAGCTTTCGCTGTCAGAAGTAATTAGTAAAAGGGGAATAATCCTAAAACTACTCCCCTAATTTGTTAGTTATCCAGCTCCTGTGGAACCAAAATAGCCACGCCAATCAGACCAGCCGAAAGAATATCTTTCTCTAGCTTTATAACGTAGGTTGCCTGTATCGAAATCAGGCTCCATTTTAGTTGACAAAGGTGCTCTCACAAAATGCTTTGCTCCGTTTGGAACATCTGTTTTCAAGAACCAACGATCTGCATCGGAGAATCTCTTATTTACAAAATAACCATTAGGAACTAATCCTTGATGATTAACAGCATTTATATCGTTATCAGCAGTACCCACTCTATATGGACTGTTTAAAATACGATCAGCAGCAAATTGTTCTCCGGGTGCAATGTGTAATGAAACAGCATTGGAACCGATCAAAATGTTCCTGTCGTCTTTACATGTTTGTACTGAAACAAGCCCTGCTTCCAGAGCAGCTTCAGACAAATCAACAGTACCACCAGAACCTATAAGGTTACTTTGTGTACCACCACCAACGATTGGGTGGCTTGCACTACATAGTTCTACACCATCACCACCAGCATAAGAACTGTTGAATGAATTGTTAAATACATCAGCACCCTTTACCTGTTTAGTGTTACCCATTGCACGTGCTAAACCTCTTGCACGAAGTTTAGAGAATGTATCATAAAGATTATCCTCCATAGCTTCTTCAGTAACACTGAATGCTAGTGCAATAGTTTCAGCTGTGTAACGAGCTGTGTATGACTCTTGTGCGTTGTCATATGTTACGGCAGCACCTTCATATTTTACAGGTGCAGACCCAAAACCTGTGAAGAGAACTTCTTCTTCAAAGGCACGATCTGAGTTTTCAGTCTCAAAAAGAGGTGTTAACTCATCAGCAACTTCTCCGTACTCCATACCAAAAATAGCATTAAGTCCGGGAACAAGTTGCTTAGCAATACTAGCTCTATTTATAGCCATTTGTTATTCCTTCCTTATTCTAAGTTGTAGTTGTTATACGGAGTTGATGATGAAGTAATTCCACCTCAACAATCGGATAAGCATCGCCAATAGCGTTACCCGGTTCTTTTTTAATTCCGACAGGACGAACTACAGCTGCTGCAGTGTCTACACGACTAGCTGCGTCCATGCCCATATCAGATCTTTTAGTAAAGGTATTACCCCCAGTATTTGTCACTTCAAAGTTATATTGCATAATATCGCCTTGAGTAACAGATGCATCAGCTTGTAGATAGAACGTGGCAAACGGATCATCTACGACATATGCTCTTGCATTTGTTGCAGAAGTTCCAGTGGGCCAGTATCCAGACCACTTTGGTTCACCATCGGCTTCATAACGACAGCCCATGAAAACACCCATAGTAGGAACGCTACCATCAAATGCTGACAATAAGCTCACGTACCCATCTTGTACATGAACGAGATCGCCAGTAAAAATGCTAGGAGCACAGCCAGTTTTAATATCATACTGATTAGTACCAGTAGAATTAGAACCACTTCCCCATTGACGAGCAGGAGTAAAACCATTTAACGATTTAGTATCAGACATACTAATATCTCCCTTATGGTTTAGTTATAAAAATGTGACTAAGATTGGAACTTAGGTTGCCTACCTTTTGTCACGCTACTTTTACTCTGATTTGAAATGGGCATTCGAGAATCATTTTGAGACATTAACTGCTGATTTACAGCCTCTACCATGTCTCTACTCTTTTTCTCATAATATCCAGTTCTGGAATCTGCTTGTCCTTGAGGCATCTTGGCTAGGGCGACATCCCCTCTAACAACACAGTTCTCATAGCGTCCATTGTCCATCACGACAGACGATGCTAACATTTCAGGAACTTCTGAAGGTTCTATGAATACCCAGCCCTGTTGTTGTTTAGCTCCCACATTCTTATAGTCGTCTTCACCTTTTAAAGAGATACGTATCCAACGCAAAACCATTCCTTGGCTTTTTAAACGTTCAACGACTGAATCTGGAATATCTAACCAATTAGGTTCTTTGAATTCATATTCCTTTGTTTGTTCTTCTCGTGTTTCTGCACTACGTGATTTTAATTTAGTTTTCATAACACCCTCCTACCCACGATCTATGGTTGTATATTCACTAGAAGATTCTGCTTTGATCTTCTCAGCTGCATACTTCTCAAGTGGTATTTTCCATTTCTGGGCTAACTTAACATCATCTTGAGTTAACTTAACTTTCGACTTGGACTTGGGCTGGCTTCGTGATTGTCCTGCCACAACTTGAGGAGTCTTCTTTTTCGGCTGACTCTCTCCGAATTTATGTGGAAAGTTTTCTTGCATACGCTTGTCAACTTCCTCATAAAACTCATTTGAACTTGGATCATATCCTTCTTGCTTCAGTTGCATATCAATCGCTAATGCTGAAGCAGTCATTATTTGATCAGATCCAAACCATGTATTCTCTTTTTTCCTACTCCACTCTACAGCTCTTGGATCAAATTCCTGTGTTGGCTGTGTTTGTTCCTGTGTAGTAGGTTGCTTTGGAGCAGTATCAATTTCTTTTTTAACTTTTTCCAGAGCACTTTTATTATCACTCACTTTACTCAAATCAACTTGTGCTTTTGACATAACTTCTTGAGCTTTAAGCATCTGTTCTTTGTTACCACTATCATAGGCATCTAAGTAACTTTGCTTTGCCATTTCAAGTTGCTGAGTTAAAATCTTTTCATTAGTATTTATAGAACCTTCACGTAATTCTATATTACCTTTTGTAAACTCAGTTAATCTTTGTTCAAGTTGAGCAGTTTCTGCATTTTTTCTTGCTAAAGCTTCTTCAGCTTCTTTACGTCTACGAGTTAACTCATTAATACGTTTCTGTGCTTCTTTGCCTAACTCTTCTAATCTTATTTCTTTTTCTTCTTTAGTTTCTTTTGGAGCAGGTTCAGTTTCAGCTTCAGGTTCAGATTCTTTTACTGATTCTTCAACTTTAACTTCTTCTTCGACTTCATAGTCAACTTTTTCTTTTTCTGGTTTTTTCTTAGAAGTATCTATTTCTACTTCTTCAAAAACTGCTTCCTCTTCTTTTGCCATTTCTACCTCCATAGTTTGCGACAACTAAGACTTAACGCTTGTTATACTTTATAACATATAAATACTATCTAAGCAACTAGATTAATAGTAGTATCTAAAATTGTAGGATCTTTTACAGTCATAAGTACCTGATCATCAAATATTAAAAGCATTTTAATTCCTTGATAAACAAACTTCGTACCAGTTAATTTTCCATAACAAACGAAGTCACCTTCTTTACACCAAGCTCCTTTTGGAAACTTATCCATATCACCATATGCCAGATCTCCTACTTTAAGAACACGTCCTACTGTAGTAAGATAAGCAATATCATCTTTAAGTTTATCAGGAATAATAATTCCACCTTTAGATTTTTCTTTAACCGAAACTGGTCTAATTAATAAATGGAAACCGGGAATGTGTGGTAGTTCTTTTGGATCATCAATATCTCCTTCAGTTATCCATGTATCGTTTGTCATTCCTTTTCCTAACTGTGGATTCATCATTATATATCATTTCCTTGTTCTTGTTGCCAACGTAAATCATTTTGATCAGGTATTAATAAATCAGGATCTACATTAGGGGTAATTTTCCAATCATTATCTGTATCTGGTCTACGTTGTGTAGTATCACAACCAGCATACGTAATCTTTACATCTTCAGGATTATCTTTTTCAAAATCAATAATAGCATCATAGTATGGACCTACTTGAGTTTGAAAGGTATGTACCAACATGTGTTGACAATGATCTGCACTTATATTCTTCGCATAAGGTGCACTTTCAAATTGCGTACACTCCCCATGAAAACATATAAGGAGTGTTGCGACATAAAAGATTTCAGGCATTACTTACATGTTCCCTCTTGAGA